ATCACAAATGGTAACATCCACTTGGATTTTTCTGGAAAGCAGCTTTGCTTTTTTTATTGTTTCTGCAGAAAAAACCTGGTATCCGGATTTTTTCAGTGAAAAAGTGATTCCACGATTCAGGTTTTCATCGTCCTCAACCACAAGGATATTTGGCATAATTCAAACCACCCTTCCGTCTTAGCTATATATGTTAAACGTTACATAAACTTCATTGCCCAGCTATACCGGAATTCTCACATACTCCGTTGCAATGCGTGTGTTTTTTCTGTTTTTTGGCCTTTTCTTAACCTGTCATAATACACAGTTTTAGGCCGTTAGTATCAATTTCTTCCTCTTCGCGTCAGATGCCTATTCATTATACTGCATGACCGGCGATTTGACAAACCTCAGCTTTTCCGATCTGTAGGCCGATATCTCATTTATCCATAAAGAAAGCGCCTTGTTGCGAGGCGCTTTCTTTATGCCAAATTTGACAAACCACAAAAATTCCTATATGGTGATGAAAGACACTGCGCATTTTACTATGGAGGCTGCTATCATGTTCGAAAAACTGAAAAACTTTCTTGTGAATTCTCTCGGCTTCTTCGGGTATGGCATTTTTTATATGCTCCTATGTGCAATTGTCTACGCCCCTATTTTCGTACTTGATCTTCCGTGGTATGCGACATTCATTGCTACGTTTCTATTCTGCCTGTTCCCATCAATAGGCGTCATTGCCTTGCCTGTTCTCACAATCGTCGCGTTTCCGCGCGCCATTTCTCGCGGCCTTTGCGCGTCGTCGATTCTCTTTTATGTTTCCGTTGCCGTCTACATTATCCCTGCACTTGTCAGCCTTGCGTCCCTCTTTTTTCAATGGATATCCTCTGCCGTTGCTCGGATATCCGGTAAGGTGTCGGTTGAACAGCCTGAAACGTGGTACACTTGCCCGCGCTGCGGTTCTCTTGTCCACAGCGGCGTGACCTGCGACTGCGGCTTTGCCCCCGTCGGGAAGAAGTTCGGCTCTCCGAAGGTGACCGTCGCTGTGATGACTGTGAGCTTGCTTCTCCTCTGCGCCTGCGGCGTGCTTCTTTTGGAATCTCAGTCTAAAATTGACGAGTTGTCTGCACAGATAGATGCCATGGGCGCGCGTGCGGAGCAGCATGAAAAGCAAATATTTGCTTTGCGCGACCAGAACCGCGAGCTTTGCAATGATGCCATGTCGTCGTATTCTTACTATTTGTCTCACGGTTTTTGTGATGGATATTCCGCAGCAATGAGCGATCTCCATGCCGGCATAATGAGTGGTAACGCCTGCATGGACGATGACTATGTATTTGCAGAGCCGTTTGATGGTGGAGACTCTTTGCACGTTGCCATGTTTGAAAATTGGGAGGGTTATCTTGATGCGGTTGCGCATGACCTTAATTGAACCGCCGAAAAGCAAAAGGGCGAGGCCTCACGGCCCCGCCCTTTACTGTTCCGTTGTCTTGAAGTAATATTTTACATATTCCCGTTCGAGCAATTTGAAGTCGCAGCACACCCTTGTGAGAAACGGATTACGCCCGCCTGTTGCGCCGTCGTATGTCTTTCTCGCGTGCCGGTATACGTCCTCTTTGTGGTCGTTGCAGAATTCCAGTTGATTCCGCAGCAGGTTCTTGTAGCGCTCGTCTGGCTCTTTTTCGATATCGAACGGGACGAGGAAAAAGTCTTTCGCCGGAACCATATTGTTGAATCCGAGAATACCATATTTCCCGCCGTCAATGCGCATAATATGTACATTGCTTTTCAGCTTTTCGTGGTTCGGCTTCGGCGATTCCATCGGGACGAAGTATTTGTGCCCGTTGATTTCCAGAACAACGCCAATGTAGGGGCGGCGTTCCCTTTTATTAAACTGCACGCGGTGATCCTTTTCGTGCAGAAATTCGATAAATCCGTCTCTGATTCTATATATTCTCAGCTTTTCCATGGCAATCTCTTTCTGTAAAAAAGCGGGGCAACTTGCGTTGACCCGCTTTTTAGCTCCTCACTTAAGGCAGAGGCTCTCCTCTTTTTTGGCTCCCCACTCAAGGTAGGGGTTCTCCTCTTTTTTAGCTCCTCACTTAAGGCAGAGGTTTTCCTCTTTGGGGGCGGCAAGAACTGGCGACCGGGTATTGTTCTTGTCAGCAGAGCGTCGCCCATGGGTCCCACTCTGTACTGTTATTATATGCGATTGTTTCAAAAAGTCAACATTTTGCGAACATTTCTTTTGCCAGTTGTTGCCAGTTACGGCCAGTTACGGCCAGTTGTAGCCGTTTTCGGACAAAAGGGCGAGGCCTCACGGCCCCGCCCTTCTCTGTTCTTTCCTTCATGGCGTCGGCAGGCTCAGGCCCTTCGGCGCGTCCTCGTCCGCGAGCTCGCTCACGATCTGCACTGCGACGGTCAGTCCGTGCTTTGCCGATTCGCTGATCTGCTGCGTGGACTTCTTCGGCTCGTACTCGCTGAATGTCGCCGCCTTTGCTACGTCTCCGGCGTAAGCGTATAGGTTTTTCAGCATCTTCTCCCGCGTCTCTTTGCTGGCGTTACGGAAGGCGTTCAGCGTCACCATTTCGTCCAGCGCCCCACCGACGGCCTTGCGCCACGCTTTCTCATATACCTGCGTCTGATAGGCGCTCAGCTTATGTGTCTCGCCGTCGATCGTCACTGAGTTCGGCGTTGCACTCGGCAGCGCGCCGGTATAGCCGTCGTCGTACAGGCTCGCCACAGCGTCCGCCGTCGCCCTTTTGCCGCTGCCGGTCCGGTCTTTCAGCAGGTCGCGCGTCTTCGCCTTGAGCGTCCGTCCGTGCGTGTGCGACAAATCGCTTTTCTCCACGCGTGCCGCTGCGTCCTCGTAGGCGGCCGCCGCCTCCGGCGAGATCGACCGCACAATGCCCAGCAGGTACGCTTCCACATTATTCGCCGGGATTCCGTAGCCGTATGTCGCGATATCTTTCGCAACGTCCTTGAGCCAGCCGACAAGGTCATTCCCTTCACGACGCATGTATTCACCGAGGTCTCCGCCGTTTTTCAGGATGTCGATCATCTCGTCGCCATGTTTTTTGAGTGACCCGCCGCGTTTTATGATTCCCTCAATCAAATCGTCCAGCTGCTCAAGCCCCGGCGTCTCGATACGGTACCATTGATCGCCGGAGAGCATATTGCCGAAGATGTCAGCCAGCTCCTCGCCGCCTGCCATCACGCCCGCAAGGTCCCCGACAAGGCCCGTGCCGTACTTCTTGAGTACGCTTTCGATCGTCAGCTCGTCATCATCGTCGCGGTAGCGCTTTGCGCCGTTTTTCAGCGCCGCGATCATAAACGTCACCGTCTGGCTCCACACGGCATTGACGATTGCCGCTGTCACAGCCTCGCCGAGGCTCTTCTTTGCCTTCTTGACCGTCTCCTCGTTCGCGCCGCTGTTCTTGTAGAATTGCAGCTCGCCGTATTTCTGCCGGATGGCGTTGTACGTCTGCGACGAATCGGACTTGAACAGCGTGAAGGCTCTCGCGATGGCGCTCTTACTCCTGCGCAGCGTGCCCTGGTGGATGATGTCAGAGGTAGACTGACTGCGCGCCACGGCGTCGTTAAATTCCCTGGCGACCTCCTGATAGAACGGGCTTTCGCCGGTGTCGATTTGCTCTTTCGTTCCGACTTCCAGGTTTGGGTGCTCGCGGCGCACCTTGTTCTCGGCCTGCGGCCACAGCACGGACGCGGCCCAGCCATCCATGGCGGTGATTGCGCCGCCGCCGAATGCGAAGTTCGTAAATCTGTTCGTCTCGGTCCAGTTGGGATTGTCCTTTAGCTGCTTGGTCTCCGGCATCGAATAGCCCATCGTGCGCCATTGCAGTTCTTGCGTGTACTTGCTGATGAGGTCTGTGTCGATGCTGCGGATCTGCTTGACCGACGGAAAATTCTTCGCGCCGAGGTAGGCGCTGCCCATCGGGATGCTGCCCAGCTGCTTGAGCACGATGCTCGGATTGAAGCCGAATACGGCGGAAATGTAATTGCTGAACGCCTTGTCTGTCAGCTTGTCCGTCCAGGCCTTTTTCTCGGCCTTGCCGCCCTGCATGTCCGTCACAAGGTCCGTGATGTACTCGTTCGCCGCATCGCCCCACTCGTGGGCGATGGTGTCTCTCATGCTGCTGTCGATCCCGCCCCAGTTCATCAGTGTGTTCATGTTGCGCGTCGGGATCGCCATACCGGTATAGCGCGCCGTCTGGTCGACGTGCCGCTCGAAGGCGTCAAAAGCACTGATGTTGTAGCTCGGGTTTTTGGAGTATTCGCGCGGCTTCAAGTGGCCGACGCCTTCCGCCGTCACATCAAACTTGCCGAATTCACTCTTCGTGTAATTCTGATTTGAGAAGATCGGCGCGTAGTCCTTTGTGATGGCCTTGTCGTAGCCGAGCAGTATGTTCGATACCTTGTTGATCGCCTTCGGCGCAAAGTCGTTGTAGTAATTCCTGAGGATCTTCGCGAGCTCTGCTTCCTCCGGCGTCAGGTCGCTCACGATCTTCTTCACCGTCTCCGGTGCGAGCTTGACCGTCTTTCCGCCCGCCAGCGCCTCGGCACGCTTGCCCTTGCTGTACAGCTCCTTGTCAACAAACGTTCTGCCGCCCGCCATGTGCTGCAAATTCGCGTAGTTCTTGCTTTCAAGATACAGGTGCACCTTCTGCGCGGGCGTCATGTAGACTTTCACCGTCTCGCCGAAGATCGGCTTGTCTCCCATGCGCAGCTCCACAAGTTCCGGCAATTCCAGCTCGTACCAGACAGCATCCTTGCCCTGGCCGTCCGCTTTTTTCACCCAGTCCTGATGTTCATTCAGGAAGTTTTCTAACAGGCGGTTCGCCTTTACAGTGTAGTCGCGAACGTCGCGCTCGCCGCTTTCCAGCTGCTTCGCCATGGAGTAGAACGCGCCGTTCGGATTCCAGCCGCCCATGCGCTGTAAGACGTTCATCGGGCTCAGCTGTTGGTCGTTGATGAGCTCGTCGAAGAGCTCCCCGGGCTTGCTCTTGTCCTTTTTGCCCTTCGGCGCACTGCGCAGCTCCCGCGTCGCGTCTGTGTAGACCTCCTGAAACATGCGTCCCATGTCATCGTTCAGCACATTATTTCGGTTATAGAATTCCGTCCGCAGGCCGACCGCTGCCTTGTAGAGGTCGGTGAGGGCGTCGATGTCCATGTCGCCGATCTTGTCGTTATCAAGACGTTCGACGATGTGCTTCAAATCTTCGCTCGGCAGGAAGTTCGGGTCCTCTTTCTCCGCCCTCTTGTACATCTCGCCCAGGCTGCGCCATGTCGCCTTATATTTGTCGCTCCAATGCAGCTCATCCGCCGCGCTGGTGGCGTAGATGTCGATGTCGCCGAGCACGTCGTCCCATCTCTCTTTCAGCGCCTCCGGCGCGCGGTTGCGGTTCTTGCTCAGCCATTGCAGTTGTTTGAGTGTCTTCTGCTGCATCTCGCGCAGCTCGCGGTTTTCCCTCCTCCGGCGTGCTGCCTCGGTGCGGCGTTCCCGTGCTTTTGCCTCGCGGATCAAATCGCGCTCGCGGGCCTTGCGCTCCCGTTCCTCGTTTTCGGCCCGCTTTTTCGCTTTTGCCTCTGATTCCCATTCTTTCTGCTGTGCCCGCTGTTCCTGCTGCCGCTGGTTGAACTGTTCTCGTTGCTGCGCGAGCTTCATGTTCGTGCGGTCGCGGAGCTTGATCTCGAGGTCGGCCTTTTCCGCGAAGGTTTGCAGCGCATTGTCCATTTTCTGCTCAAGCTCCCGGTATAGCTGCTCGCCTCTGACGCTGTCCTTTCCGGCAATTTCTGCAATGTAATCGCTCAGGCTCACACGCTCGGCCTGTCCTTCTTCGGCCATCTGCACGATGCGCTCAAGGACCTGCTTGCCGTCGGTCTCGTTCCTGTCGAAAACCGTCGGCAGCTGCTCGGAGAGCTCGGCATTGAATGCGTCCACGCCGATAGCGCTCTTGTCGTTCGTGAGGTAAACATCTGCCGCGTACGCTCTCTTGCGGAAGCCGTTCCAGTCTTGACCAAAAAGCGCCTTGACCTCTGCCGGGACGTATATCTTTCTGTGGGCCACGTACTGCCCCATTGACCGCATCGTTTCATCCGCCGTCGTTTTGATAATGCCGGATTCATACATCTTATCGAAGAACGCGTCGCGCTCCTTCTCGGTCAGCTTTCCGTTCTTGATGACGCTGTCGGCATATCGGTCGATGGTCGTTCTCAGCGCGTCTCTGTCCTCCGCCGGCACCGAGAAAGAGTCCAGTATTGCTTTTTGCAGGTCGCGCTTTGCGATGGTGGGCTTGCTCTCCTCGGTGGGCTTTGTCACCTTTCGCGCCGGTTTGAGGTTCCCCGCGTCTTCGCGCTTGGCATCGCGCTCTGCCTTGGCATAGGTGCTTTCCTGCTGGCGCTGGCGCTTCTCTTCCTCTTTCGCCTCCTGGCGCTGGCGCCTCTGATCCTCTTTCAGCGCGCGGTCGGCGAGCTTTTCGTCTTCGGCCTCTCTGGCCTCCCGCTTGCGCCGGTCGGCCTCGTCCTGCTGTGCAAGCAGGTCCTCTTCCGTGTCGTCGATAGAGAACTTCTCTTTCATCTGCCGCCGGATTTCGTCACCCAGCATCTTCGCCTTGACGTTCCCGCCGTCATCTGATACATTGTCATCTAAGTGGTAGTCTTTCGGGCGCTCGGCCTTGTAGCCAAACTCGCCCGGAAGGCTTTCTGCCTCTGTACCCATGATCTGCCTGCGGATTTCGTCGCCCAGCGTCGGCGACTTGACATTTTCGCCGTGGCCTGATACACTGTTATCATCAAGTTCAACCTTTGCCCGCAGCGCCAGAGACTTTAATATCTGGTTGCCAGGCAGCATTCGGTTGAGCTTGTTTTCGTTTTTTACGAAAATCGTTGCATCATCGCCGAGCTTTTCGAGCATCGCCGCGATGTTCTCGCGCCCGTGAATAGACGTGACCTTGTGGGCGGTTTCGCCGTAAAGGTCGTTGCTTTTGTCAAGCGTAGCTATGATGTAATTCCCTGCGGAATCCTGATCCGCTGTCACATAAACGATACTGTTCCGCGCCGGATTGTCGATGACGACCGGCGCATTTTTTATGCCCTCTTGCAGATTCAGAATATTTTTTTGCGACAGCGCATGTGCGCTTCTGCTGCCCTTCGGCGGCCGAATCGCCTTTGTGATAACGCTCGTCGGAATGTACATCGGCGCATTGTCTACACCTTCTACACTGCTCTCACCAAGATAGAGCGAATCACTGCTTTTAATCGTTCCGTCATTGCTGAAATAGCCTCGCACCTGATCTTTCCACGGCATATCCAACGTGTTAGCGATGCTATATTTCTCAGGCGGTCCCGTTCTGCGTTCCGTCGCCGCCGCGGTCTCGCGGCCCGTGTCCACGATGCCGCGCTCCTCAAGCGTCTGCTGCACATCCTCCTGATACTTTCCGGCCTTTTCGCCGAAGGCGTTGATACCGGCATAGGCGTCGGCGAGAATTTCATTCTTAACGTCCAGCAGCGCTTGCTCGACCTCGTAGTCCGCCGCGTTCTCGTCGATGTCGATGATGCCGCGCAGGTTGCGGATATACGATTCGACAATGCCGTCGAATTCCTCGCTGCCGTACTTCTCGCGGATTGACCGCTCGACCGCCTGAATGAGCCCCGGATTCTGGTCCGCATACTCGTGGAAAATTTCATGGCTTGCGATCTGCTCGGGGCTCACGCTCATGTGGTCGGCCTGCGCGATGATCTGGCCGCTCGCCCACACGCCGCGCACGCGCATCACACGCTCGCTCCCGCGCACGGGGATCGAACCGAGCACGAACACCGGCGTTTTGCCGGTCTCACGCCGGATGCGCTGCGCCGTTTCCTGCAATTTTGTGTCCCACGCGCTCTCCGGCAGCACCGTCACGCTCTTGGTATCGGTTCCGGCGCGGACACCCAGCTCGGCAGAGCTTACCGGTTCGAGCCGTAAATTTCTTGCAAGATTCTGTCTTTCAATCGCTGCTCCGCTTTGTTCAGCGGCGCGCTGTGATCTGCCGCGGCCCAGGCGTCCGCCTTGCTCTCCGGTACGCGCACCAGCGTCCCGTCGTCCGCTTCGCTCAGATACGCCGCCTCTTTCTCCGGCGTCGGCAAGCTCAGCCCCCGCGGCATCGTTCCGTGTTTCTTGTCCTGCATTGTCAATTCCTCCGTTCTGCCCCTCCGGCATGTCATAGATCGGGAGCTCTTCGTGCGTCCGCTCGCTCATGTCCGCGCCGGGGATGGCTTTCTTTGCTGCAATGTATGCTTCGTTCGGTGCAATGTGCTGCCCGTGGATATCCGTATAGCCGTTTGTCAGCATGTCGTCCAGCAGCAGCTCTACGCGCTTCGCCGCCGCGAAGTTTTCCTGCCCGTGGTTGTGGATGATCGCGTCGAGCGAGCGGTCGATGTCGTCGTAGCGCACGCCCTCGTCATCCAGCAGCCGCGCGATGTGCTCGCTTACGCCGCGCTTGGTGCGGATGTATTCGTCGTCGCCCGCCTCACGGCTCGTCCGGCGGATGAGCTCGCCGCCCTTCTGGGCGAAGCTCATCTCCTCCTGCAAGACTGCCGCCGCGTCCGCGTAATAGCTGTGCAGCTCGGGGTGGTCGAACTGGAAGGCGTTCACGCTTCGCTCGCCCACGCTCGCGCTGTCGCGCCGGTCGATGTGCTGATCCTCATTCACGCGATAGATATTCTCTTTCGCGTCCACGGCCAGCGTGCCGTCTTTCAGCCCATCTTCGACTTTCTGCGCGTTCTGCTCGTTGCTGTACTCGAGAAGATTCACGCGCTTGCCCGTGTCCAGGGCGTCTGCTTTGCCCTCCGCTGTGCCCTGTGCGGCGTTTGGCCGTGTGGGCGTCAAATGACCCTCGCCCATGCCCTGCGCGCTCTCAGGCGTCACCGCAGGCTGTGCGGGCATGGTGTTCTGCTGCCCGACGGTTGGCGCGGGTGCCGGTTCGGTGTTCTGCTGCTGCACCGGCTGCTGCGCTGTTGGTTCGGTCTCTCCCGGCGTCATCGCTTCCGCCGACGGCGTGGCCTCTTTCGTCTCCGCCGCGGCGCGCTCGGCCTCGATTTGCGCGCTTCTTCGTTGAACGCCCTCTACGCCGCTGCCCAGCAGGCCGAGCGCACCGCCGACGAGGAAGTCGTTCAGGATCTCCGCCGCGTCAAGTTCGCTGTAATTCTGTCCGGCACGCTTCCCGTTGTAGATTGTCTGCAAGGCAGGCTGCACAAGGTCCTCGATGACCTCCTCGCCGCCCTCGGACAGGAATGACAGGGCGAGCCGTCCCGCCGCGTTCCCGTTCATCTTGGCGATTGCACCGTCGATGGCCTTGTCGAGGAAGCCGCCGCCGAACGCCTTCTTGAACGGGGCTGCGACGTTGCTGATCTTCTCCGTCGCAATGCTTACCGCGCCGCTCGCCGTGCCGTATAGCAGCGCCCGGTTCTGTGCGTCCAGCTGTTCCGCCGCGCTCATGCCGGGCTTGTCCGCCGCTTCCGCCGCCTCCTGTGAGTTTCCGCCGAATACGCGCAGGAACATCGGGCCGAGCGCGCTGCCGCCGCCGAGTGCCGCGTCTGCGGCCATCTGTGCGCCTGCCACGCCGACGTTATTAAGGTACTTGCCGACCGGCGTGAGCCCTTCGTTTGCCTTTTCCATGTTGTCGGATGCGGTCTTGCGCAACTTCTGATAGGTGCCTTGCAGCGTCTCCTGTGCGCCCTTCGTCGCATCCTGATAGTTTTTCACCTGCTCGCCCGCAGCCTTGCTGTTGATCTCGATGAGGCGCTTGTTGCGGTCGATAAGCGTTTGCCACTGCTGGCGCTCCTCCTCGGTCTTCGCCGCCTTGAGCCTTTCGGTATAGGCGGCGATGTTCTTTTTTGAGGCTTCGATCTCTCCGCGCTCCTGGCTCGCTGCGTAGTTCAGGCCACTCGGCGCACGCAGCAGCGTGTCCGCCGCGCCGACCATGTCCGCCGCATAGCCCGCCGCCGCGCTCTTGATGATCGGCGTAATGCTCTTTTTTACCTTGTCACCGGTGATCTCGCGCACCTCCTGCGCGTGTGTGCGATTGTAGCTCTTGCAGCCGCGCTCTTTGTTTTTCTGATCCGCCGCTGCGCGTTTCATCATCGCTTCGTCCAGTGCTTTTTGATAAACGCTCTGCGCTGTCGGCGTCTTCGCCGTATTCGCCGCAGGGGATGTGCGCTGCACATCCCCTGTTTTTACAAGCCGACCGTGCGCGCCGGTGCCGACCACCGTGCGCTTTTCTTCCTGCTGCTCCTGTGCCGCAGGCGTTGTCTTAACAAGTCGTCCCATTTAGCCCTCCTCGTAGGAATAACCATACTGCTTGAGCAATTTCTGCATTTCTGCTTTCTGCTCGCTCGTCATCATCGGCCAGGTCTTGTCGAGCGTCGAAAGGATTCGCTCGCCCTCGCCGTTCTTGAGCGACGTGTTGAAGCCAGACAGCAGCGCAATGAACGGCCCCTGTGCCATCGTCTTACGGCTGTTCGACACGCCGCCGTTTTCCAGCCACGTCTCATAGTCCGAATACAGCCCGCTCGACGAGGTGAAGCCGAATTTCTGATAGTTTGCCTTCTGCGCGAGCCAGCTCTTGGGATTGCCGCTCTTTTTCGCCGCCTCGAAAAGGCCCTGATAGTCGAGCCCGCTTTCGTTTCCGTCGGTCGTATTTCCGCCGCTCGTCCCGCCGGACCGCCTCGTGGTCCCGCCGCTTCCGCCGCTCGTCTTCGCGGCGGCCTGCGCCGCCTGCTGCTTGTAGTAATTCTCGAGCGCCTTGACGTACTCGCTCTCGTACCCGCTCTTGCCGACAAGCCCCGCGCTCGGCGACGCGCCTGCTTGCAGCATCGCGTCGACCTGCGACCGGCTGAGCTCCTGATCCTGCTGCTGCTTTTCCCTGATCTCGTCCAGCACGCCGAGATAGCGGTTGTACTCCGTGTTGTCCTGCCCCTGCAAATTGCCGAGGTAGTCCTGCAAGCGGTTGTACTCGCCGAGATAGTTGTTGTAGTCGAAGTTTCTGTCGGTGTTGAACTGGTTCAGCCGGTCGAGATACTTCGCGTAGTCCAGCTGCTCCTGATTGTTCACGGCCTCAAGGTCGCTGAGCTTCATCTGGTAGTCCTTGAGGTATCGCTCATAGGCCTGCTGATAGAGCGTCGGGATCACGTCGGAGAGCTTCGTCGCGTAGTAGTCGCCCGCCTGCGTCGCCGCGTTCACGGCGTAAGAGCTCGGCCTCCCGCCGCTCGCGGCGCTCGCCTGCGCCAGCGCGTTCGCCGTCGCGCGCTCTCCCTCGCGCAGGTACGTCTTTTTGTAGCTGCCGTACTGTGGATCCGTCTCCTTGCTCCACGAGAACGGATCTCGCTTGAGCGCCGCGTCCAAAAGTTCCTGCTGCTTCTGCTGGAAGCGGTTTTCGTAGCTCGGCGCGCTGCCGTATGTAAACGGCTTGAACGAGCCGATCTTGTCGAGCGTCTCGTCGATCTTCGGCGCGTACTTGCCGTCGCTCACGTACTGGCTGCCATCCGCGCCGGCAGTGTAATTGCCGTAGCTGCTGCGCAGCTGGTTTGCCTTGGCGTTGATGAGCGCGCGCTGCTCCGCCGTCGTCGCGCCCGCGTACTGCTTCTTGAGGTCGAGCACGCTCATGCCGAACTCAGGGTACTTTTTCGCAAGGTCGAGATCATACTGCGAAAAATTCACATTGCTGCCGCTCGCCGCCTTTTGAAAGTCATCGTATGTATACGCCATTTTCTTCTCCTCTCTGCTTGAATTTTTACTGTGGTCCGCGCGTGCTCTTGAGCTCGCTGCCCGCATAATACTCGCGGTTCATCGAATAGACGCGGCACTCGCCCTTGCCCTCAATGCGGATCCGGTAATGGTCCGCGCGCCGCGGCACGATGGGCAGGTAGTAGCTGCGCTTTCGTTCCGGTTTCAGCGTTTGCCCGGCCTGCACCCACTTCCCGTCGGAATCAAACTGCATCAGCACCTTTGCTTCGGCGCCCGCCGCGACCTCGATGCGCACCCACAGCTTGGCGATGCTCTTCTTCACGCCGTCGTAGCTCGTACTTTGGCTCGAGCCCTTTTCCGTGAAGTCGCCCGTCTCGGCGAACCACGTGAAGTTATCCTCGTCCGTGCAGCCCTCCGGCGCGTCGAGGATGTTGCCCGTCAGCGCGATCTCGCCCTCCGCCGTCAGGAAGTAGGTGTTCCCCTGATAACGGCAGAAGTGCGTCGCGTGCGTCTTGTCCTCGATGTGCCACATGCCCTTGCGCGTGTCGTAAACGTAGAGCTTCCACTCCCCGCTCTCGTCCTGCGCGCTCAGATAATACTTGAGGCCGTCGCTCCCCGCGCGCCCGCCGCGCAGCCTCGTCATGCCGAAGGCGTCGTGCAGGCTTTGCGGGATGCCGCCCGAGTAAATCATCACGCCCGAGGTGGAGAGGTACAGCAGCCGCTCGCCCGCGATGGCGAGGCTCCCGCCGCTGCCCTTGGCAACGCCCAGCGTGGCCGAGCCCATCACCTCAAAGTTCGACGGAATGCTGCCGTACACCTTGTAGATGTGGTCCTCCTTGAAGAACACCGGATAGCCGAGGAAGCTCACGCAGCCCGTGAAGTCACCCGCGCTGCCCGTGTCCACGGCGTAGCTGTCGGTCTCAAGGCCCTCGAACACGTTCCAGTTGAAGGGATCGCCGAGCTTGCTCGCGTAGATCGTCCGGCCGTCGCAGCCCCACAGCCGGTTTTCGTTCTCACACAGGTATTCTAAGTCCGGCACCGTGCGCCGAACCGTCAAGTTTCCCGTCTCGGTGTACTCTGTCGTGCCGTTGTCGCCATCCAGCTTGAAGACGTTTTCATAGAAATACATCTTGTCACCGTCGATCTCGCGGATCACCGGCGTCTTGTTATTCTCCGTGTGCTTCGCGCAGCCGGAGATCGTCACCGCGTCGCCTGCCTTGAAGTAGTCGCTCCATGCGACGCCGCTGCACTGAATGGTGTTCGCCTCCGCGGCCTCTCCGAAGAGTTTCCCGTTCGTAAAGGTGAGGCTCGCGCCGCTCCACATGCTCTCAAGGCTGCCGAACTCGCCCGACACCGTGTTGTAGTACTTCTTGTCCGGCAGGATGATGATATAGGCCCCGATGGCGGCGAAGCGCTTCTCGCCCGCCGTCACGTCGCCTTTTTTCACGCCGCCGTAGTAGAAGGCCGTGCCCTCCGCCCACGCCAGCGCATCCCACGCGAAAAGCCCGCCCGGATTTACAAGATTCTTGTAGATTTTGCGCTTTGCGCGCGTCGATAGCACTGGATAATAGTCGCTCGTCAGGTTTTGCATGTCCCACAGCCCGCCGTCCCCTGCACCCAGGTTGTGGTCCAGACCGTAGAATTGCAGCTGCCCGCGCTTGCCGATGCCGTCGGCATACGGGACCTCAGGCAGTCTCATCTTTCACCGCTCCTCTTGCTTCGTCCGGCGTATTGCCTTTTTCGCCCGCCGGGGCTTCTGCCGCATCGCAGATCATCGCAATATTGCGAAGCGACTGCCGCACCGCCGCCACCACGTCCACCGCGTCGCCGCTGACGTTCAGTCTGCTGATGAACTTCATCGCCAGCGCCGCTTCCTGCTTGATCTTTTCGTTCATGCTGATTCCTCCAATCGTTTCAGCCGTTCTTCCTGCTCGCGCACCTTCGCCCACAGGACAGGGATAAACTCGCTGTACCGCAGAAAATAGGTCTCGCTGCCGTCCTTGCGCTTGGCCGCCGCCCAGCCCGCGAACTCCTGCGACGTGATCCCGCATTTCTGCATCGCCGCCTCTACCTCCTGCGCGATGAAGCCTGTGTGATAGCGCCCGCTCGTGCCGTTATTCAGCTTGTAGCGCTTCGGCTCGACGAGCTCGAACATGCGCACGTACTTCTCCGGCAGCGCCTCAATGCTGTTCTTGATGTTTCGGTCGGACCCGTTCAGCTCGTTCGTGCTGCAATAAATCGCGCTCCAAACAAAATTTGGTGCGCCAAGATTGTACCGGTTATCTGCATTCGGGGCGAAATCGCCGCGGCAATCAATGAAGTCGTAGTCGAAATTGAGCGCTGATCTTCCGTTATTCCCCGACAGATACAGGTTTCCGCTCGTCGCGTTCAACTCCATAGCCTTGCTCTCGAGCGTCATTTTGTAGTCCGCCGTGCTGGCGTACTCCGTGGAGATATACCCGCAGCGTCGTCCCGCATCATTGCGCACGGTGATCCTATCCCCTTCAATCTCCGTCGCCGTCAGCGTGCCATAGATGTTCACCGCGTCCACGCACAGGTCAATGCTGCCCGTGCTCGCGATCTGCGCGCCGTTGTAGTTGAGCTTGAAGATCGTGCCGTTCTCGCCGCTCGTCGCGCCCAGCGTGAAGCCGGTCGCGCTCTGGTCGAAGATGCTCTGCGCCTGCGTCGCGTCGATCTTGGTGCTCACCGTCGCGCGGATGCCGTTCACGTCGGCCTTGATGTTTGTGATCGCGCCGTCGAGGTTCGAAACGCTCGCCTGCAAGCCCTTTGCCGTCGCTTGCAGCTGCGTGATGTTCCCCTCTGCGTCGCCGATGCGCGCCGCCAGCCCCTCGGCCACGAGCGCGACTTGCGTGATGTTCCCCTCTGCGTCCTTGATCTCGCCGTAGATGGGATCGGTGATCTGCTTGACGAACTCGTCCGTCGCCGTCTTGTTCATGTTGGAAAGGTCTAAGTTGTGCAGCGTGTAGCGCAGCTGCTCGACGAGCATGAAGAGGTAGTCCTGCATCGTTTCGACCTTGTCATTCACGCTCTCCTTCTGCGTGAACGACGGAAAATTCGTGTCGATGTATAGCCAGTTGGAAGGCATACTTCCTCCCCTCCTTTCTCTTCGGGCGGGAGAGCTGCGCGCCCTCCCGCCCCGTGCGTCACTTCATCGTCGCGAGCTTCCGGACGAGGTCGTCGCCGTACTGATACGCCGAGAGGTAGTCCATCGTGCCGTCCGTCAACCCCGCGCGCTTTTGCAGCTGCGCGCGGTAATCGGGCGCCGTCAGCTTGCCGTGGAATTCCTTTTCCCACTTGCCCGCGTTCTCCCTGCCGGACCAGTACGCGGGGCAGAGCTTTCCCGTCACGTCGAAATGGCGGATAACGTTGCTCGCGGGGATGTTGTACTTCTTCATCAGAGCTTTCGTCAGCTCAAGTGCCTGCGCGACGGTCTTCGCGCCCGGCGCATATACGCCGTTCTTGACCGCGTCACACAGCTCAATGCTGATGCTGTTGGCGTTCTTACACTTGCCGTACATCGTCCCGCCGCCGGTCTGCGCGCAGCTCGGATACTTGTTGCCGCCGACCGCCCACGCGATGCGCAGGTCGTCCACGCTCTGTACGATCTCCTTCTCGTCGACGAAGTAGTGCGCGCTGGTCTTCACGACGTTGCCCGCGTAATACTTGGCGTTGTTCATCGCCGTGTCGCCGTCGTTGCCCGTGTAATGAATGACGATGTAGCGGATGCCGCTCGCCGCGCGCGTGCCGCCGATGTTCCCCACGTTCACCGGGTATTTGCGGATATTCACACCGCTCACTCTCCCTTCGCGCTGCCTGCGGCGTTCTGTGTGCCGAAGTAGAATGCGATCACCATGAGGTACACGGTGTTAAACTCCTGCGTGACCGCGCCGCGCACCGTCAGGATGCAGAAGGTCGCCGTCAGCGCGATCGTCACAAGGCTCTTCACGCTGAGAAGGTTCGCAATTCTTTTGTTCAGTAATTCATTCATAAAACCGTATCGTCCTTTCTGAAAATCTTGATGCCCGCCACCACGACGAGCTCCGTCGTCCACGCCTTGAACCAGCGTTCCGTCAGCACGTCGGGCGGCGGCACGCCGAGCGCCGTCATGATAAGCGACGCCACGGTGTACCACGTCAGGCTGAAAATGGCGATGGATATGTACTTGTCCCGCTTTTTCATCTTGTCCCAGCGGGCTTTCAGCGCTTTCATGCCATGCCTCCTGACAGCAGCCACGCGATAAACGCGCCCGCCAGCGCCGCGAGAGCCTTGTCGACCAGACTGTCCCAGCGTTTCCCTGCCTTGCCCGTGATGGCTTTCACGTCCTCTTTGATCTCCTTGACGTCGCCCTCGACGGTCTCCTGCTTGGTCGCCAGCACCTCGACCGAAGTTGCCAGCCGGTCAAGCGCCGTTTGGTGCTCCTGTAACTCGTTAATCCTGTGCGTGTTGCTCTTGCACCGCGCGTCAATCAAGGCAATGTCTGCGTCGTCATAATGCTTTGTGTTTTCCATTCGCTCCCTCTCCCCGTTTTAGTTTTCCGCCACGACCCCGTACTTCACCAGAATCGCCCTGACCTGCTCGTTCTTGAGGATTTTCTTCTGTTGGCCCTGATTGAGCTCGCTGTAAACGAGCGTCAGCGCTTCCTTCGTCTCCGCCACGTGCTCGCGTGCGCGTTCGGTGTAAGTTTTCTTCATGTTACTTCTCCTCCATCAAAAGGATTTTCGCGGCGTGTTCTGCGTCCTCGAGCTGCGCCCGCAGCGTTTCGGTCTCCGTGGGCTTGCCCATCTTGATACTGACCGTGCCGTCTCGGTAGTCCGTGATCTGCCCCGCGAGACTGTACGCGCTCATGTCCTCCTCGGTCACGACCTCTTCGGTCTGGCCGGTCAGCATGCCATTCTCGTCCAGCTTGTCCTTCGTCTCGCGGAAGACGTTGCTCCACGGCGTTCCCGAGGGCAGCAGCGCCGCCGCCTGCGCGTAAGGCATGGTGAGATGCACCGTCTGCGTCTCGCGCATGTCCCAGTTGCGGTCTTTGTAGTTGTAGATCAGCGTCGCAGGATACTCCTGCCCGCCAACTTTGATAAATTCTGCCATGTTGGCCTCCTTTGTGATGAGATCAGGATGTAGTAATATCGATAAAGACTTTATTCGTGTAACCGGCCGGTTTCTTCATGACAATTTTGCAATCCCGAAATACAGGGAATTTGTAATGTAACGTGTAACTGTTTGCGGACGTTGCATGTTCAAACAACGGAGTCTTCCCATTAAATGAAACCGTTGCATTCTCGTTCATGGTTTTCGGATATTTTGTGTCACACCACGTTCCTGCCGGGACTGTAATTGTTTGTGCGCTGGTATACGTTGTCCCGTCAATGGTTACTCGGAAGTTGTCCCCGCTCAGTTCCACTTGGTATTCGTTCTTTTCTCCGCCGCTTTTGAAGGTGGTCGGATTTACAATCATGCCGCCACCTCCTTAGGAGTCAGGCGTCGACCTGATAGATAAACTTGCTGGATGAAAGGGTCGTTTTTAATGTCATGCCTGTTGTAGCCGGAGGTACTGAGGTTGATCCGGCGATTACGCATATAGATCCCGCGTCCGCTTCGAATGTCCCGCCGTAGTTCCTTGGGTTCCACACGCCGTTGGTTGTGAAGTATATTGACGATACCCCTCTGGTCGCGGTTATTGTTGTCAGCTTGTTTCCTTTCCCATACCTCACGGGATTGACGATCATACGCCCACCCCGCTTTCGCATGGGTCAGAATATATATATATATATATCTGAGGGCTTTTCGGATGAGGTTCATGTGTTGCTCCTTTCTGTCACTTAGCTATTGGTGCTGCCGTCCCACGGCATAGTAATTGAGATGTGTCCCATATAAAATGGACCCGTTGCTCCGTAATACCCCTCAATCGCCGTTTTGGCGGTCACGTTAAAGGTGTAAACATGCCCCAAATCTGTCGTATTTGCTCCGGAAGCAACCTTTGCACCGTTAAACTTGATGTACGTATTTGCCTTTGAGTTTCCGCGCACATGTACCTCTATTTCCGTCCCGATTGGCACGGTAATCGTTTGCGGTGTTACATAAGTCGTCCCATCAATGACCACACAGCAATTCTCCGGGACGCCTTCCACTGTGGAGAACGTACCCAACAAGGTAACGTCAGCGGTCGTCGGTTTTGCTTTGGACCTCGGCCTGTTAAAGATCATCCCGCTCACCCCTTATAACTCAGCGTGATAACCGTCACATAGACCTCGATGGCGCTCGTCGGGACCTCGCTGCACTGGAACGTCAGGGAATTTGCAGCCTGCGCCACGCACAGCACGCCGCAGCTGTTCCACGCGGAATCATACGACGTGTCGACCGGCGCGGGATAGATGCACTGCGCCGTCGTGTCAGCCAGCACACCCGTCACGGTCACGCTCTGCTGCTTAGTGCTGGAATTCCAGCTTGCGGCCGGCAACGTCACCTTGCGCATGAACACGGGCGAGGCGTAGTCCGTCTCTGGAGTAGCAGCAACAATCCCGCCCGAGCCGTCGCCCTTGATGAGGGAGGTGGTGGAGGGAATATTAACGGGGCCTGCGGGGCCCTGCGGGCCGGTTGCACCGGTATCGCCTTTCTCGCCCTGCTCGCCCTTTTCGCCCTGGTCTCCCTTGGGGCCTTTGATGTTGACCGTCTTCGGGTTCGTGAGCTTGCCGTTGTTCGTCCAGCTCAGGTCGCCGTTATCGCTGACCGACGGCGTGAAGTACGGGCCGGTGTCGCCCTTTGCGCCGTCCGCGCCTTTCGCGCCATCCGCCCCGGCGGGGCCTGTCTCGCCTTGTGGACCCGTCAGGCCTTGCGGGCCGGTTTCACCTTGCGGACCAGTCTTGCCCTGCGGGCCCTGTTCGCCCTGCGGGCCGCGCGGGCCTTCGGGGCCGGTATCTCCCTTCGCGCCGTCAGCACCGGCAGGCCCCTGCGCGCCCGTGTCACCCTTTGGCCCCTTGATGTTCACCGTCTTCGGGTTCGTGAGCTTGCCGTTGTTCGTCCAGCTCAGGTCGCCGTTATCGCTGACCGACGGCGTGAAGTACGGGCCGGTGTCGCCCTTTGCGCCGTCCGCGCCCGCGGGGCCAGCCGGACCGGCCACGCCCTGTACGCCCTGCGGACCCTGTTCACCCTGCGGACCCTGTTCACCCTGCGGACCCTGCGGACCCTGCGGACCCTCGGGCCCCGTGTCGCCTTTCGCGCCCTGCAAGGGGCCGTTGTTGATGAACTCGCCGGTAATGCCGTCGAAAATGTAGATGTCATAGGGCTCTGCCGTGCCCACACCGTAAGCATCGCCCGCCGCTGCGGTCGCTTTCTGCGCGGCGTCCAGCGCGGCCTTGCTCGCGTAGTAGCTCAGCACCGTGAGGCCCTTGCCGGTCTCCCCCTTGGGGCCTGCGGGGCCCTGTTCGCCTTGCGGGCCGGTCTGCCCCTGCGGGCCCTGTTCGCCCTGCGGACCGCGCGGACCTTCGGGGCCGGTCGGTCCGGTCGCGCCAGTGTCACCTTTCTCTCCTTGGGGGCCGGTATCGCCCTTGTCGCCTTTCAGCGCGGCGAGCTGCGCCGCCGTAAAGTCGGAATAGGTAAAGGCATCGCCCTTGTCTCCCTTTGTGCCCTGCGGGCCAGCGGGGCCGGTCTCGCCTTGAATACCCTGCTCCCCCTGCGGGCCGCGCGCGCCGGTCTCACCTTTGGGGCCCTGCGGACCCGTCGCGCCGGTTGCGCCGGTCTCCCCCTTGGGGCCCTGTGCGCCGGTTGCGCCCGTGTCTCCCTTGGGGCCGGTCGAGCCTGTGTCGCCCTTGGGCCCCTGCGCGCCGGTATCCCCCTTGGGGCCGACTTCGCCCTGCGGTCCCGTCGCGGCAACGCCCGTGTCGGCAAAAGCGCCCGCCGCGGCGTCCCACTTGAACCAGTTGCCCGTTGCCTCGTCGACGTATGGCATCTTAGAAACCGCCGTCTCCGCATCCGCCGCCGCCCGCAAAACCTCATCTACCCAGCTTTGATAGGCGTCCGGCGGCTCGGTCGTGCCGTTTGCGCTCAGCGACGGCTCGACCACCGTGCGCCACGTCCGGCTCTTGGCGATCGCGCCGCCCACGGTGTAGGTGAGCTCGGCCATGCCCTCACCCGCCTTTGCGGTGTCGGCATTGCTCAGCGTCCAGATCACGTCACCGTTCTCGCTCTTAAGGCTCGCGGGATACGGCGCGCTGTCACCCTCGCGCAGCACCGTCAGCGCGAAGACGCCCTCGCCATACAGCCGCGCCCAGCTGTCCGCAAGGCCGCGCCAGACGATCCTCTGCGCCTCGTTCTCACCCTGATGGCCCAGCGGCAGATACGGCAGCTCGCGCACTTCGATCTCTCTCATACGATCTCGTACCCCCTCTCGTAGCCCTGCGCCGGTTCATGCGTCCTGCCCCAATAGCGGGCAAAGTTGCCGTAGGCCTCGTTATAGAGCTGGCTCGAATCGGCATAGTGGCTGTACTCGCCGTTCTCCGCATCGATCTTCGCCTTGAGGTACAGCACGTACAGCTCATCGTGCGGGGCCTTCACCAGCAGCTCTTCGTCCATGCCGTCCGGATAGCCGGTCGCCATGATCTGCTCGAGCTCTTCCGGCGTCGCCAGCAGCACGTCCGCCGCGATCCTGCCCTCAAGTGCCTTGAGCCATTCGAATTTTTCCTCTTCGGGAAAGGCATTCGGCTTCGCCGTGTCGGCGTGCTGCATCGCTTTTCTCGGCGTCATGTTCTTCTCTCCTCTCTCAATGATGGATAAAGGCGGGCGCGGGTCTTGTCCCACGCCCGCCTTGGCTATTTAGCTTAGAGCGAGTTGCCCGCCGCGATACCGCCGATGGCGGCAAAGCGCCAGTCGTTGAAGCACGCGTTGAAGCGGCTGCGGCCGCGCCAGACGTTCGCGTCGGTGTTCTCGTCGACGGTGGAGCGCACCTCGAGCTGCACGCGGTCGTTCCACACCGCGCCGCCGTAGGTCTCGTTGTACTTGCTGTCCAGCAGTACCCACGGGGAAACACCGTTTGTGATGTAGTGGTTCAGGTACGGCCACACGATGACGTTCCAGCGGCCGTACTGATAGTTGAAGGCGTTGTTCGCGCTCACGGGGTCCTTGTCCGCGCCGATGGCCGCGAATACTGCCTTTTTGAGGTCGGCGTTCTCGGGGATGAGGATCGTGTCAGGGGCCACGTCAAGGATCTCGTCGTTATCGCCGCGGAACAGGTGCATCTTGGTCTCGAGCTTGCCCAGCGTGTCCACGCTGAACGCATCCTTGAAGCAGTTGCACTGCTTGTCGCCGCTCACCTTGGGCACGTGCTCCTTGGCGAACAGGTTGCTGCCGTCCGCGCCCGTCAGGTCGAACTTGACGCCCTTAAAGGTCACGCTGCCGTTGCCCATCATGGCCGCGCCGTACAGCGCCGCGCCGAAGAGCTCGCGCGTGCGCTTGTAAGAGGTCATAAAGGCCGCAGGCTGCTTGCGCATGTCGAGCAGCTTGCCGTCCTCGATCATCTCCTTAGACACGCTGAAAGAATCCTTCCACGTCTGGTACTTGAGGAACTTCTGGTAGCCCTCCTGCATGCCGTCCAGCGGATAAGCGCCGTTCTCGCCCACGGGCTCAAAGCCGCTCATGGCCGTCAGCGTGGTCATCACGTCGCCGTAGTTCTTGGAAGAACCCGTCAGGAACAGGTTCTTCAGCACGCTGTTCTGCTCAAATTCCTCGCCGCGCTTTTCAAGGAACATCTTGATCGGCGCCTGGCAGTTGCCGTAAACGCTGTTATTCAGGTTGCTCGATTCCGAAAAAATGATTTTCATTGCTTACTTTCTCTCCTCTCTTCCGTTTTCCTTAGACAAAGCGGCCGCGGATCATGCTGCCCGCTGCCGTGCCCTCAAGGCTCACGACCTCGAACGTGCCGGGCGCCGCTGCATCCGATGCGCCCGTGACGTACTTTGCCTTGAGACCGCCGCTCGCCACCTGGATCTTGGTGCCGACCTTCACGGCCGCTGCGGCCGCCGCGAGCTCGGTTTCAAAGGTGTACTTGCCCTGCACGCGCGTCACCGCCAGCAGCTCGCCCGCGGCCACCGTGCCGCTCTGCATGCACACATAGGGCGGCGTGGTCGCCTGGTCGGCAGAGATCGCCGCCAGCTTGCCGTCCGTCACGTTGAGCAGCTGGCCGACCTGATACGTGCCCGCCGCCGCTTCGATGTACTCAAACGGGGTCATTGCCCCGTCCGTCGATTTGATGGGAATAAACATTGCGTTCCTCCTTGTCTTGTCAATTTCTGTTCTTCTCGATCCACGTGCGGATCTCCTCGTCCGTCGCCGTGGGATTGAAGATGCGGAAGCTCGCCAGCTCCTCGCTCGTCACGACCTTGCCGCCCGCGCCGCGGGATGCCGCCGCGCCGGTCAGGTGGTCCTTACCCCTCTGACCCGTCAAGGCCTGCGCTCTCGCCGCCTCGGCCAGCGCCTTCTCGCGCCGCTCGTGCGTTGAGATGAGGTAGGCGTCGTAAAACGACATGCCGCTCTTCACGCGCGCGTAGAATTCCTCGCTCTCCGGCAGCTTCAAAAGATCCTCCACGCCGTTCACCTCGGGCTCGAGCGCGTGGATCTTCTTTATCTGCTCGTCGATGGCGCGCTGCATTTTCTCCTGCTCTGCCGCGGCCTGCTCGCGCTCATGCGCCGCCACGATCTCCGCCGCCCGCTTGACGACGGGATTCTCGCTGATCGCCTCATTGAGAGATTCCTGCGTCAGCTTCCCGGCCTTGAGGTCGCTTTCGAGCTTCTGCTGCTTGAAGGACTTCGACCATTCGTCAAACTGCTCCTTCGTCGCGATGGGCTCGCCCGTGATCGTGTTCTTGAGCCCCGCACTTGCGAAAAATGCCTTCCACTCCTCGGCCATCTTCTCGCTCTGCGCCTTGAGCGCCGCGTCCACCGCGGCCTGCTGCTCGGCTCTGCGCCGCGCCGCCGCATGAGCTCTGCGCTCGTCGGGGGTCTGCTCCTTCTTCGTGCCCTCCGCATCGTTGTTGTCTTCTGCGCCTTCCGCGCCGTCCTGGCCCTCGGGAGCGGTTACGGCGCCCTCTGCGCCCTCGCCGCCCGTCGTGCCGGTATCGCCGCCCTCCGGCGCGCCGTTGGTCTCTTCTGCGGCCGGGGCAGCGGCGCCCGGCTCGTTTGCGCCTGTGGGCTCCTGCTGCGTGCCTGCCTCGTCAGGCGGCACCGTCAGGCCCATCGCTTCAAAGACGTCTTTTTCCGTGAATTCCATGTTCTCTTCCTCTCTGGCATGTTCCCGCTATCGCCCTGCGAATAGCCGCCGCCTTGCGCGTGCGGCGTCCCCTTGCGGGGGTAATCATGTAAAGCGCTTCCGCTTGCCTTACTTCTTGCCGGTTCTCAAATCGGAGCCGGTATGAATAACGCCCTTCTTCGCGTCGGTCTGCTGGTTCGGCGCTTTCACGACCTGCGTGCCGCCGTTCTTGATTCTGCCGACGTAACCGCTCTTATCGCTCATGCCCGCGTCCTCCTTTCCTTTGGATTCGGCATTTTCCCGCTGTTGCCCTGCGCTGCGCAGCCGTTGGCAGCTCCGCTGCCTTACGGATGCGGCGTCCCCCCTTGCGAGGACTGCGCAGCCGTTGGCAGCTCTGCTGTCTTACGGATGCGGCGTCCCCCTTGCGGGGAGACTGTATGCTCTGCGCGCCTTCTTTCGCGCCTTTAGCCTTTCTTACTGCGGCATGTAAAGTTCTTCCACTTGCCCGCCGCTCGCGGCGTTCATGGCGTCGGCTTGTGCCTGCGCGTCGATCGCCGCGGCCAGCTCGTCCGGCACGCCAGCGCCGCCCGGCATATCGCCCTGCATGGCCGCCTGCTGCGCCGCCTGCTGCGCCGCCTGCTGCGCGGCCATTTCTTCCTGCCGCTGCGCCTTTTCTTCGAGGTGCTTTTTCGTCTGCGCCGCGCCGGGGTAGTGCAGCTCCTCCATCTTCGCCCAAAACAAAATGAGCGTTTCAAGGTCCGTCGGGTCGCCGAAGGCCCTGCCCTCAAGGTTCTGCCGCGTCTCCTGCCACATCGCCTCGCGGTTGCTCGCCAGCGGTGCGCTCGTGTCGCACGAGAAAAGGAACTGATCGTTCCAGTGCAGCTCGCCGTCTTCGCCCTCTTCGAGGAAGTCATAGCGGTTGAACTCCTCGTACATCGTCTCGCCCGTGCTGTCCTTATACGTCACCGGCCGCGGCTCGTCCGAGTACGCCAGCCAGAACTTGAACATCGTTTCGAAGAGCTCGGCGTAGGCCGCGTTTTTCATCACGCGCTTGCTCTCGAGGCGTCCCGCCGCCTGCGCGGCGGAAAACTCCTTGGCCTTGCCGCTCGTTGCGGTCGTGTCCTGCCTGCCCTGAAAGCTGTCCGTGATGCCGATGATCTGCCGCGCCTCTTCGTACACCTGCGCCAGATACGTGAGCTCGTACTGCAAATTGCCCGAAAAATCGTAGACGTCGATGAGGCTTTTGTCGCTCGGCTTTCCGATGTACCAGCGCTCGCCGTCCTCGGGATCGGTGCGCAGGTCCACCCGGTCGGGGAGCGTGATGCGCGTGCCTGCCTTCATCAGTCGGTCGATGATCTTCTGCTCAATGCGGTTGCTCGTGTTCTGCTGGTCGCGGATCATGTCAACGTCGCTGTTTCCGAGCAGCTGGCCGAACACGCTCACGCTGCGCTGCAAGATGATCGGGTAGCGGTCCGGCCGGTAATACGGGATGCGCACCGGCGCCTGTACCGGCAGGCCGTTTTCGTCGAGCGTTTCCTGCATCCCGCCGACAAACGTGCCGTCGCTGCGCTGTACCGGCGCATAGAGCTCTTCGAAGTCCTGCGTTTTGCTCTCCCAGTCCTTGCCGCCGCACCACGGGCACGCGCCGCCTGAGTAGGCCGCGCCGTTTATCTCCTGCCCCGGCAGCGGCTTTACCTTGCCGCAGCTCTTGCACACCGGCTGCCTGCGTGCCTGATAGTCCTTGAGGTTTTCGAGCTCTGTGTCGTTCACCCACGTGTAGCGGTCGATGCCGCCGCGCTCGTTGAGCTTGTAGCCGATGTAAAGCGTCAGGTTTCGGTTGCTCGTGGAGCCGTCGCCGCCGCGGACATCCGGCTCGCTCTCACCCTCGTTTTCAAGCAGCACGCCGTAGCGGCGCTCGACGTAGCCCTTCGTCGTCGGCACCTTGACGATGAAATAATCCATGTCGGCAATGCCCGTGTAGACGTTTGGCTGCGGCGCGAACTGCTGCGGGTGGATGAGCGTCACATTCACCTCGCCGACGGTCGTGCTCGTGCGCTTCGTGTTGTCCCACTCGACCAAAAAGCCCACGCCGCCCTGAATGGGCACCGTCCGCTCGGCCAGATCGTTCAGCGCCTCAAACGGGAGCCGGTCGAGCTCGTTGCGCAGAAAGTGCTCGATCACGTCGGCCAGGTGCTCGTCCTTCTTGCGCCGCGGCGTCACCTTCGGCTGCGGAATGCTGCTCGATACCTGGCTTTCGATGTTCTCAAACGTGATGTTGCGCACGTGGCTTGTCTTTTTCAGCGTGCCGTCGCGGTGCGTGTCACCGGGGACGAGCGGCTGCATCGTGCGGTCCCCGTTGTAGACCGCCTCGCGCTCGTTCATTTTTTCGACTTCTTTCGACCACTTGGCGTCGCTCTCATTTAGCCTCGCCTGCCACTCGCGCAGCTCCTCGCTGATCGTGCTTGTCTTTGCTTTTTCTTCCATGTCTTTTCTCCCTCTCATCGCGGCTCGCCCCAGAGCGCCAGCATCTCTGCCCGCTCGGTCTCGCTCGCGCTGTTGTAGTCCTCCCACATGTCCGCCGTCCAGCGCGTTTTCTTCGCGCTGCCGGCGGTCTTAATTTCCATCGTCTGCTGGGGCCGCGCATAGTGCGCGATCGCCAGCGCCATCACGCAGTCGTCGTGCGCGCCCGGCTCGGCCTCGCCCTGCAAGTCTTTCTCCCGCCGCACGAATGTCAGCATCTCGAGCAGCGTGTCGCGGTCGTTCACCGTGCTCATGCTCTCGCGCAGAATGCGGATGAGCTCAGACAGGATCACCGGCCGCGTCAACCGGTTCGTCTGGAAGCCGAAGGCGTGCTTGATCTTGCCTGTGAAGTCGTCCTCCACCTCGCGCACATACAGGTTGCGGTAGCCCATCAGGTCGAGCAGCTTCGTCGGGTACGTCGAGAAGTTCGTCTCGATGGCGAGCAGCGCGTCGTTGTAGTACTTGCCAAGGCAGTACATCTGCCGCGCATACGTGTCCTCGTCGTACTGGTGGCGCAGCGTGCAGACCTGCTTGCCCGTGATGTTGTCGAGCACCTGCCCGACGAAATAATCGCTGCCGTCGCCCGCCGTGTCGCCGCCGATGACATAGGGCCTCCCCGGTACCGGCTCTTCGTAGATCGTCACCGCGCCGTCCGGATCGTCCACCCACGCCCAGCGCTCGAGGTGTACGCCGTCTTCCTTGACGACGTTTTCGAAGTAGCCGCGCCTCGGCTTCTTCGCCCGCTCGACGATGAGCAGCCGCTCGCTCACCTTTTTCGCGTCGAACACCGTCTTGCCCGTCACGCCCCATTGGCCGAGGCAATAGACCTGGTAGTAGTACTCGTCCGTCTCTTTGAAGGCTTCGAGCGTCGTGATGGCCTCCGCCGTCAGAAAGCGGTTGTCGAGATACGTGCTCTCGTGCACCGTCGCGCGCGGGTCCTTGCGGTCGAAAAACCGCTTTTTCAGCCAATGTGTGACGCTGATCGGGTTGAACGTCAGGATCATTTGCAGGTAATAGGGGAAGTCTGTGCGCAGTCGGATGTCCAGCTGGTCGAAGTCCCCCTGCTCCAGCTCGCTCGCTTCCTCGATCCAGATGCCCGTGATGTCGTAGATCGACTTGAGCTTTTCCACGTCGTCGAGGCCCGCGAACAGGATCTTGCTGCCGTTCGCAAACGAAATACTCATGTCGCTCTTGTTGACCTTTGCCCCGCTCTCGGGGTAGAAGTCGGATATCTGTCCGCGCAGCTGCTCAAAGCAGCTCTCGCGCAGCGTCCGCGCCACCTTGCGGCACACCAGCCAGCGGTGCCCCGGCTCGCTTGTCACGCGCTCGAGCACCTTGCGCCCCGCGAAGATCGACTTGCCGCTGCCGCCGCCGCCTTTCAGGACGAGGTAGCGGTGCCGGTCGAACAGCAGCGGCAGGAAGTGCGCGTTGTTCGTCGCACGGAAGTCCCGCCACCACAGCGCCACCTCAAGCTCTCGCTCATAGGTCCGCGTCTTCGTCGCCGCCATCGTGCTCAAACTCCTGCATCAGCTCACGCAGCATCGCTTGCCGCTCCTCGAGCGGGATGCTCGCCGCCGTCACGGTCTTTGTCGCCCGCTCGCCGAGCTCGACCTCTTTCTTCTCGCTGTAGCCGTAGTTGTTCGTCAGGTTGAAGAGGATTCCTTTCAGGTCCTTGCCCGGCCGCGTCAGCATCTCGTGCTCGTTCCAGGCCTTCATGCGCTCGCGCACCCGCTCGCCGACGGCCGTGAATTCCTCGCTCTCGCCCATGTACCGGCTCCACGTCGCCCGGTCGATGCGAAGAAAGGCGCACAGCTCGTGCATGCTCGGCGGGATGATGTACTCCGTCACCTCGACCTCTTCGCCCAGCGTGTTTTTCACCGGCACGGGGATGAGGATCACATGGCCCTTGTCGTCGCGCTTGCCGCTGTCCACCATTTCCGTGACCTTCACGCGCCGCGTGATCGCTGCGAAATAGCGCTCGCAGGCCTTGCCCAGCGTTGCCGCCGTGTATTTCTTCTGCCGCGCCATCCGCACCCCTCCCCTCGGCGCGCTTGCCTTGTTTGTAAAAAGTGTAGCAAATGCAACAGGTCACGAACCGTCAACTTTTTGAGGGCAAAAAAGAGCCGCAAACCCTTGTCAAATCAGGGCTTGCGGCTCTTCCTCGCGCGCGCACGCGCGAGAGCATGCACGCAGCGCGCCCAGGCTCCCCCGCGCGCGTCGTCGTGTTGCGATATAAAAAGCACCGGAAGGACGATTCCCTCCGGTGCTTTCGCGTTATTTGCTTGCGTGTGGATCTACGCAAACTTCCGTTTCTTCGTACTCTGTTTTGCCGAGCTTCCACGAATGAAGCTCGATACACGGCTTTCCGAGCTTGCCCTTTTCGTTTAAGCTGACTTCAACAGAAGTTCTCCCATCGTCATACAAGTCTGCGATTGCTTCGTAAAGTTCTTCTACGCTGAAAACAAACTTCATGCTCTTTCCTCCCGGCAAATTGATGGCAGTTTTAGTTTCTCACCTAAGTGCTTATCGACGTACACTATGCGCGCGTTGTGCTCGTACCGTCCCGACTTTGGACATCCTGTGTCTGTTCTTTCTTGTCGCCACAAATGAAGCTCAATGCGGCTTTTGTCCCTCTTTTCGCTTTCGTGCAACTCGATCTCGATATAATCCGGCTCGTCGACCATTGCAAAGTTAATTATATCTCGCAGACCTTTTGCGCTCAGTATGAATCTCATGCGCTCACCTCCGCTTTGGCCGCGCGGTAGCCCTTGGACCGCCCGTACAGGAAGGCCAGCTCCACCGCGTCCCAGTCCTTGCCGCGCGTCGTCATGTCCCGCAGCGACCCCATTTCCTTGAGCGTCATGTCGTATACGCTCTTTTCCGCGCCCTTGGTCTTCTGGATATACCGGTTCATGCGCGCGATCTCCGCCGCGCTCTCCTGTGGCATCGGTGTCATGTTCATGCCGCACCTCCGACCTTTGGGTCGCCGGTCAGCTTGCCTTCCGCCATGCGGCTCAGCTCATAGATTCGCTGATCCATTGCGCTCTCGAGCAGGTAGCAGGCGTCGCCGACCTCTCTGCTGTAGTCTGACGCCGGATTTTCCACCGCCGCGCGGATGAGCGCCAGCGTGCTCTGGATGCACCGGCACATCAGGGCCTCCGAATCGATGCTGTCCCGATAAACGGGAACACAGTTGCTATTCATGGTAATTCCTCCTGAAATTTTTTCTTGTGCGGAGGAATCTCCTGTGGTAGAATGGATTTACCGTTGGAGATTCCTCCTCGGCCTTATAACGAAAACGCTCAACTTTCGACGGGAGGGCGTTTTCGTTATTTTTTTAGCTTTCTGACAGCGCGTCGAACGCCCTCTGCCCTGCTCACGTTTTTCTCCGCGCAGTAGTCGTCAAGGATTTGTAGCGTTTTATCATCGAGCCTGACGGCAATTTGAGTGGCTTTCACCGCATCTGTCGGTCTGCCCATCTTTTTGGGCTCCATCGCTTCACCTCCTTTTGCATACCAAAAGTATATACTAATGGTATGCAAAAGTCAAGTAGAATTTTTCCGCCGCATCTCGAAATGGATATAATACCCCCTGTTCGTCTCGTTGCGGCACGGCTCGCAGTTTACGAGCTCATAGCCTGGGAAGCGTGATTCGAACCATTCGTTCGCCAGGTGGATCTCTGCCGCCTCGAAGAGGGCGCGCACGTCCTCCATCGTCAGATCATCGCGCGGGGGCTGCGCTTCCGGCTGGACAAGATTTCTGCTGCCGCTCCACCGCTTGTAGCTCGCGTCATCCTTCGTGATGTAATGCGTCAGGCCGCTCACGCCCTCGTCGCTGAATTGCAGGCGCTTGCTGTTGGCGTAGCCTCGCCCCCACAGTGATTCCAGCGTGTCGCGGTCAAGCCCGCCCGAGATGATGAGATGATGGTGGACGCGTCCGCCGCGTCCGCCCTTTTCCGTGGAGAGTATGTACTTGAATTCGACCCCGATCTTGCGGTACCGCCGCTTGAGCGTGCGCAGATAGTTCTGCACGATGCGCAGCGCGTCCTCTGCGCTCTCCGGCGTGTGGGCGGGATCGTAGGTCAGATGCAGCGCGAGGTCTCGGCTCGTGAAGTTCATGTGCACGATGCGCGTCAATCTCTTCGCCGCGTTCCTCTGGTTCAGCTTCTTCTGGATCTCGCTCGTCGGGCGGCATCTCTTTCTGCGCTCTCCCGGCTTCTGAAAGACAGGATAAATGTCTCCGTCGAGATAATCGCCGCACATGTATACGCGCTCGCGGTTGAAAGTTCTGCCCCGATACATAGCCCTGTCCTCCTGCTTTGAAATTGTTCGCTAAGTTAAGATACGTTACAAGCTCGAATCACGCGCGCGTGCGCGCGCGTGATATTGAATAATGTGTGTTCGGCCTTCTGTGCGCCGTCGCGCCCTTTCGGCGGCAGCGCACACAGGGCCGAAGCCCTGTCACAGTCTCCGCGGGAAGCCCTCGTAATACTTCCGCACGATCCGCTCGAGCGTCGAGCGGGAGAGGCTGTGCTTCATGCAGATGTACGTCGCGTTCGCGTCCGTCGTCACGAATTCGAAAAGTGCCCGGTAGTAGTCCCCGCCGCCGCACTCCATACACAGGTTGAGGATCTTCCGCTGCGCCTTCTCCGGCATTTCTCGATACAGCAGCGATGAAAAATAGATGTATCCCTGCCTCTCATAGCTCACCGGCACGCTCTTTTTGTATCGGAACATCGCTCTCTCCCCTCCTCTCCCGCTCTTTGTCCGTCAGAAGCGGAAATACTCTTTCATGCAGCGCCACACGTTGCGCCACGGATGCGCCATGCACCACTTGAGGCTCTTGTGATAGTCTTCCGAGATGTCTCTCTGTGCTTCAAGCTGCTTGAGCAGGTCGTTGATAGTCGCGTGCATCTTCATAAAGGCCTTTTCTGCCTCCACGCGCTGCTTTGCAAGCTCGCTCTCGCACTCCTGCTTTGCCTTCGCAAGCTCGATCTCGCGCTCGCCAAGCTGCTTTGCCAGCTCGCGGCTTTCGTTCTTTGCCTTCTCGAGCGCCTTCATGTCCTCGCCGTGCACCTCGAGCGCCTGGTCGCGCAGCGCCTTCTCTTCATCGATGCGGGTGCGCAGGATCGCCGCCGAATGGTTCGCGCTCTTGTACAGCGCCGTCATCTCGTCCAGCGCTTTCTCGTTCGCCTCGAGCTTTTCCGTCAGCGTGCCGATCTCTCCACGCAGCTTTTCATTTTCCTCGGCCAGTTTTACGCCGTCCTTAAAATGTGCCGCCGCCTCGGCTTCCGCCGCCTCCTGCTTATCCAGCGCCTCTTCGAGCATCTTGAGCATCTGCTCCTTCGTGACCTTTTTAATGTTGATCTTCTGCATCGCTCAGCCCTCCACGATCATCCAGTCGTCGGCCAGCATATCCGCCTGAGAGGCGAGCCAGCCGAGCTGCACGCCACTCGTACCAACAAAGGCCAGCGCATTGTTTCCGATGGCGTTGTGATTCACATTGACGTGGAACCCTCCCTTCGTCAAATAGCTGATGCAGCAAGCAAGTTCGACATGCTGGTTCTTGCCGTTCCAGCCCGCGCGGGCGATCTTCATGCCCTTCTTCGCCGCCTCGATGGCGAGACCGAAGCTCATGCCGTCAGTCGGGCGATACGCCTCTTCAAATACCTGCTTTGGGCTGAAAGATTCGTATCCGTCAGGGTAGCGGACTTTGTAGCCGTCTTCCTCGGGCTCCATGCTTCTCGGGATGGGCTGGGTCTTCTCGTAAACTTCGCCGCCCTTGCGGATAGCCGGTACTGCCTCGATAAGTTTCGTTCCGATGTACTGTTTCATGGTTCTGTTTCCTTTCTTTTTCGCCCGCAGGCGTGATTAAAGATGTAACTGCTCGTGCTCGCGCGGCTTCTCGACGAGGATCTTCACGACCTTCACGTCGCCGTAGCGCTCAAGGTCCATCGCCGCGCGCTCCTTGATGCCCTGAATGGCGCTCTCCGGCACGTCGGCCTGCAAAATAAACGTCACCTTCATGCCTTTTTCTCCACCGCGCCCAGGTCGCTGAGCCCCCGCTCAATGACGCGCCACACGTGGATGTCGACCATCAGCCCGTCCATGACGATCGCGCGCAGCGTCTCGCGGCTCACGTCCCCGCCGCAGGCCGTGCTCACGCGCTCTGTCCACCCCGGACCGGTCCGCACCTTGTAGCGCACCAGCGCATCGAAGATTTTCCGCTTCTCCGCCGCGCCGTAGCCCTTGACGCTCAGCGTCGGGAGCGGTTCTGGCGGCGGCGCTTCCGCGGCCGGCCGCTTGTCCTGTCCCGCCGTCCACGCAAGGCCGTCCTTTTCGCTCTTCGGCGGCGTGATGGGCGCGGGCTTGTCCGCCTTCGCGCCCTTTTTCTCGCCCGCGCCGAGCATCGTCCGCCGCATCAGCGTGTTAATGGCCCAGTCCGCGCAGTATGTGCAGAAGTCGAGCTTCGCGATCTCCCCGCCGCCCGCGCCACTCGCCGTCACGCTCACGCGCTCATGCGCGCTCATCCCCGTGATGACCCGCCCGCACCGGTCACAAAATACCCGCACCATCCGTCAGCCCTCCCTTGGCCCCTCTCGGCCCTCATAGTCCTTGGTGTAGACGAGCTCCGCGATGACCTCCATGTCGCCGCAAATAACCATTTGCAGGATCGTGATATCCTTGTCGGGGTCGCGTTCGTTGCGGGTATAGCCCCTCCAATCGGTCGGATCGCTCCTGATGCTCACCTTTTTCATCGCCTTGTGCCCGCCCTCGGCGAAGAGCGTTTTCGCATATTCGCTTGTCAGGTTGAACCGCGTAAACCAGCTTTTCGGATGGTTTTTCAAGATCGCGCCGGTCACGGCATTCACGTGTACCGACTGGCTCGTGCTCCCGCCGCGCAAATTCAAAGTGTCTAACATGTCATGCCCTCCAATGCTTTCTCCGCCTCCTCGCGGGTGAGAAACACTTCCTTGCCAAAGTCCTGCAAAATACGCTCCATGTTGAGGAATGTGAGACGGCTCTTTTTGACGAACCTAAATTCCGGCGTGTAATTTCTCGCGCGTTTTGTCACAATCAGATACACCGTATCGCCCACCTTGCACGGCAGCACCGTCACGCGCCCGTCCTTGTCGGCCTCGGCCAGCTCTCGCAGGCGCTCGGGCGTTGCGCCCAGCGCCGCCGAGGCCGCCTTGACGAACATTGGGATCGATACCGTCGCCATGATATCTTCCGGCGTCAGCCCTGTCGCCTCATAGGCGCGCAGGTCTTCCCGGTTCCTCAAATAATCCCGAATGAGCTGCTGCACCACGAATCGCCGTTCCATCGGCCACGCCGCGATCTGCTCTTGCAGCTTTTTCAATGCCTCGTCCGAAACCATCATTTCCTCCTGTTCCGCCGCGCATCCCTGCGCCGCTTCTTCTGTGTTCGTTTGCAATATCTTCCGAACGTCGCGTCCGACACCGCCAGCGTGCGTTCCATCTTGCGCAGATCGCGCAAGGAAAAATAGGGATAGCCCATCATCCGTCAGCCCTCCTTGTCCTGCCACCCGCAGTCTGCACAGGTGTTAATATCCTTCTCCGCGTTCCAAAAGATGTTCTTTGACCCGCACGCTGGGCATCTTGGAACGTCCCCTATGACGCGCGGCCCGATAGGCCCTCTCGGCCCAGGGTCGTCTCCGCCGCATCCCTCATCTCCTATAACACCCGGCTCTCCCCTCGGCCCCGTCGGGTCCATGTGCCCCAGTACGATCTCATCGCCGCGTCGCAGGAACTCTTTCAGCGTGCTGCCCCGCTTTTTCAGCCCCTCGTCCATCTTCGTCAGCGCCTCAAGGCCCTGCTGCTGGAATTCGATCAAATCAGCCGCTTCCCGCATCGTTCTGCCGATGCAGCTCGTGCCGATCAGGCCTCTGTTGTGACTCGGGCATCCGTTGCAGTTGTCGCTTGCGCAGCACCTCAGCGCCGTCAAAACCTCGTCGCTTGTCATCGCTCTTGCCCTCCTTCGGCTTGACGCGCCGTACGATGCTGATGCAATTTGGATCGCTGTTCTCCCACATCGGCGATTCATGGTCGGCCGCCAGCAGTGCAAAATGAGCTTGAAATGCTTTCGCTAATCCTTTGTTGCTCCTCGCAAGCATGCCGTAAATGGCATGGGCCAGAAAAGTTGTGTCACTCAAAAGCTCTGCGAGCGACCCCTGCGCCTCGAGTTCCGTCACCTTGCCGTCCTTGGTCTTATAGTTCAACATGTCTATACCCTCCTTAAAATTTGAAGCTCTCGCGGATGACCACGCCGCCGACGTTCGCCTCCGCCGTAAAATACCGATGGTTTTCGTTGATGTACACGATTCTCCCGTGTACCCCGCCTTTCTTGCCGAGCGCTGAGACGATCCCGTTCGACCCCTCCCAGCTCGTCGGCACCCAGCTATACGTTTCTCCGACAAACATGCTCATTTCTCCTTTTCCGGCCGCATCAGCGGCTTAAATACCGTCTGCACGCCCTGCATCTGCGGCGTCAGCCACACGCACCACATGACGTCCATGAGCGGGCTCGCGCCCTTTTTGCCGTTCCGTTCCTTGAAGAGGAAGTCCGGCCGCCATGTCAGCGGCAGAACGTAGCTCGGCGGGATCTCGCGGAAGAGCTGCGCCCGCTTCGCCGCGTGCCAATACTGTGCCTTGAGCAGCATCGCAAACGGCTTGCCGATCTCCGCCGCATGGCGAATAAACTCGTCCGCCAGCGAAAACGGCGGATTCGTGATAATCCAGTCGGCCGCAGGCGCGTTTCCCGGCTGTCGAGTGGTCAGGAAGTCTATCCCATCGCGGATATCCGTGCCGTAGACAGCCATTCCGCAGTTCGCCAGCGCTCGCACCATATCCCCTTGCCCACGGGCCGGTTCCCATATATCCGTCCCCGCTGGCAGCTTGAGAAAGCGCATCAGCGCCACCGTCACCTCCGGCGGCGTCGGGTACAGGTCGACCGCCTTGCGCGCCTTCGCCCCGTTCCCGCCCATGATCTGGCTCGCCTGAATGCTATTCATCGCACGCCACCTCCTGCACCTTCGCCAGCGGGCAATAGAAAAGGCAGTTGTGCTTGCTCGCATCCCGCAGGATCGCTCTATGTACCGCCTTGCCGCTCTTGTCGAATCGCAGCTCATAGCCCTCGGGGTAATATTCGATCCCGGCGTACAGCACCTTCGGCTTGCGGTAGCTGAGCATCGCCGCGCTCACGCAGAGCTTCAGATAGTCGCTGCGCTTCACGCGCCCTCACCTGCCTTTTCGGCGATCATGTCCCGCAGCGCGCCCAGCGCGCGGTAGATCTTCGGGCGGCTTTCCTCATCCAGCTCGTCTACGATCTCTGTCATGCGGTTCACCGTCTCCTGCGCCTGCCGGAACAGGACGGCAAACTCCGCGAGCGCCTTGTTGTCCATGGCCGCCGCGCTCTTCTTCGCCTTTTCCAGTGTCTCGCGCAGGGCCGCGCGCTCGTCCTCTGCCTTTTTCAGCGCCTCCGCCGCGGCCGCCATCTCGTCCTTCGCCTTTTTCAGCTCGTCCATCGCTTTTTTCAGCTCCTCGGCCTTCTTGCCGAGCGCCTCCACCTTCTCTGCTTCCGCGTCCTTCTTCGCTTCTGCCACCGCCTCCGCGATCTGTTCCTCGCTCGCGTCCACGGTCTGCACCGCCACGTCCACGGGCTTCTCGCGCAGCTCCTTCATTTCGCGTTCCAGTGCCGCCGCGCGCTCCTGCGCAGCCAGCGCCGTGCCCTGCGCGTTCTCCACCTCGGCGCGGGCTGCCTCCGCCGCCTCCTGCGCCTTCTGTGCTTCCGCCGCGGCCTCCTCGTTGGCCTTGCGCTGTTCGTCCAATTCGCGCCGCGCCTTGTCGCGTTCCAGCTCAGCGATCTTGCGCTGCCGGATGGCCTCTTCAAGCTCGCGTTTGCTCATCTCGGCGACGCTTTTTTCTTCCCCGTTGACAACGTGTTTTTCGCTCGCAAAATTCTCTCGCTCAGATGCCGGCAAAGCCAGTAATACCAAGGCTTTCGAGGTTCCCAAATCCCCCACCAGTGAGGTATTTCCGTACTCCCTTGCAAGCTGCATAAATCGCTGCGCGCTCGTCTCCGAAAACTCCACTTTTTCGCTCAGCCATGGCAGCCATTCCCCGTGTTTGAGCTGTGCTTTTGCCTCGATCAGCCGCTTGCCGATCTCGATGACGGCCTGTCCGCCGACATTTTTGTAAAAAATGATCTCATCCGTGATGGCGGTGATGCTGCGCACCTCACCGGCCACGGCCATTTCCATTGTTTCGCTCATGCGCCTTTCCTCGCTTTCTTGTCTGCTTTGTTCGTTTCAGCGAACTTTTTGCGTTGTTCCTCCATGAACCACGGTGTCAGCACCTCGCGCTCCCATCTGTCGCAGAAGTCGCGCACCTTTTTCGGGATACCGTGCTCATACTGCTTGCGCTCTCCGTGGCGCTCGTTGCCATAGCCGTGCAGCTGGATCTCCTTCGGCATCGCCCGCGTGAGGTCGATGTTCAGCGTGTAGTAGCTTCTCTCCGGTCTGCGGTAGTGCCGCACGAAGAAGATCGGCTTGCCGCTGCAATGCGTCCTGCCGTAGGTGCCCACGCAGTGCCGCAGCGTCTTCCCTTCGTCGATCAGCTCCCGCTCCTCCTGCGGGATACGGATGCAGAGCTCGCCGTCCGTCCATTCCAGCGCCTTGAGCCGGATGTAGACCGGCGTAAAATCCGCCGAGTAGTACTTCACGCCCTCGTGCGCCGCGTACATCTCCATTACACGGTCGTGCGCCGCTTGCAGGTCGCGCGGCCACAGCGTTTCGTTCTGGTCCGCCAGCCACAGCGCCCGCAGCACGCGCCGGTAATCGAGCAGCAGTTGCACGCCGCCTTTCAGCCGCTTTTGCTTTTCAAGGTATTTCACCACATGCGTCGGGTACAGATCGGTCTCGACGGCCCGATAGGCGCCCAGCAATTTTTCCATGTCGTTCAGGCCGAGCTTGCCGACCTCCTGCGCGAATTGCAGCGCGTCCGCGTTCTTTACGAGCATCCGGTAACTCGCCCAGCACCGCACGGTGCCTTCGCTCCAATGCTTCCCGCGCACCTCGCGGAAGGCTTCCTTGCTCATGCCGAGCATCCGGTGCGGCTTCGTCTCGCTCCAATCGACCCACGGGATATTTGGTGCGTCGCGCAGCATGGAATAGTTGCCGCACATGTTCAGATAGTTGTCAATGGTCTGCGTCACCGCATCGCCGAACCCCTGCCGCATCAGGTTTTCCACCTGCGGGTGCTTGCGCCAGACGTGCAGATACGCCCCCGGCCAGGTTCCGCCCGCGCCGATGTATTTGTCCAGTGCCGTCTTCTCGCCCGTCGTTCCGCCGAGCTCTGGGCCGTAGGCGCATACCCAGCCGCCGACCTGCCGTCCGTTCACGGCGCCGTGGCAGTAATAGGGCTGCTGCATCGGGTCGCAGCTCTGTTTGCAGGGTGTCCACGTTACGTCACGCGCCTCGTTACTGTGGCGCACCGCGCGGAAGCGCCGCAGCACGCCGCAGCGGTCCACGATCAGCGCCGCGTGCGGCGAGAACGTCGCGACGTCTGTTCCCGTGTTGTCCTGATATCGCGCCACCATCCAATAGAGCACCGCGAGATATCCGTCAATGTTCAGCGTTTCGGCTTGCAACGCTTGAAGCGTGCGCCCTTGCCGCAGCTCGCTCCGCCGCGTCACGACCACGCTCTGGTAGCAGCGCGGGCAAACGATCGTCTCGTCGTCAAAGAAGATTTGCGCATCGTCGTCTCCCTTGTCGACGTAGCCGTCATAAATCTGTCCGTCCTCGCCCTGCCTCAAGACAATGCCACTCGTACCGCTGTCGCTGACATAGCCCGCAAAAAACTCTTCTCCGCAGGCTGAGCAGGTGCAGCGCGCGCCCCAGCGGCGCTTCCGAGACTTCTCCCAGCGGCCCCAGTCTTCCGCGTCCATGATCTGCGCAATAGGATCCGCAGTCTCCACGCTCTCACGGCTGTAAAGCATTATCCCTGTCCCGAGCATGTCGTTGTCGTAGATATCTTCCAGCACGTCGTTTTGCAGGTCTCCGCATGGTTGGAACGGCAGCTTGTCCGCCAGATTCTCCCATCCGGCGTCTGTGCGGCGGCTCATAAAAAGTCCGCAAGGTCCACGACCTTGCGCCTCTCCGTCTGCGGTGCTGCGTCTGTGCCGCGCTCCGGCAGGCCGAAAAACTCACGCAGGATGTCCTCGGCCTCCGCGGGCGTCACGCACCCGCAGTTGCCGACCTTGTTCTTTTTTGCTCGCTCGGCGATCTTCTTCTCCGCCGCCGCGAGCGTCATCTCTTTGTTCTGCGTCAGGTCTGTCAGCAGCAGTGCCGCCGCGGCCTCGTCGCCGCGGATCATATCTTTCAGCTGCTCGCCCACCATCCACACCGCCGAGCGCTTTTTCGGCTGCTGGCCCTCAATGGCGGCAATGGCATCTTGAATCGTACTCATTTCCCTTGCGCTTCTTCCCCGCCGCATGCTATAATGGCGGGGAAGAAAATCTCCTTTCATGTGTGTTTTTCTTCGTGGCGGTTGACCGGTGCCATCGGTCAGCCGCCTTTTTCATGCGTTCGCGGCCTGTACGGCCCATTCCGGCATGGCGCTTCTCGCCCTCGTCCGCCGGTCCGGCACGTACAACGGGCAGCGCACAACGCGGTAGCTGTCGGTCGTGTAGCGGTAGTACTTCTCGCCGTGCTCGCTTTTCGAGCCGTTGATCGTCGTTTTCTCCGCCTCCCAGCCCTTCACGGGCTCGAAGCGGATCGCGTGCGTCACAGGATCTCGCTCCGTCCACGAGCAGCCGCCGCACGCCCGCGCGCACGACCAGCACAGCGTCGGCCTCGTCTGCGGTGCGATAAATCGCTTGTCGTCCATCATCTGCGGCGCGTTCTCTTTCTCACCGGCTCGTCCAGCTTCAGGACAAGCACCATCCCGCGCCACGTCAGCCAACCGGCACCCACCGCCGCCAGCCACGTGACCGTCGGATCGGTCTCCGCCGCCGCGGCCGCCGCGTCCATCGCCAGGCACCCCGGCTCCAACAGGCATAGCAGCAGTACCGCGATCCACAGCAGCACCGCCAGCCGCAGCAGCGCCGCCGCGTAACGCAGCGCCCTCTCTTCTCTCGTGCGATTCTTTTTCATGTCGTGCATCCTCCTAAAATTTTTCCGATCGCCTGGCTCACCGTGCCCACGCGCGTTTCGATGATCCGCTCCGCGTGGTCGGCCAGCATTTGTGACAGATCCTTGAGCTTGTAGGCTTGCAGCTCTCCGTTCTTATATTTGATGAGTAGCCCTGGGCTGATGTTGTAGGCCCACGTGCCCGTCTTCGGGTTCTGCGCCGCAATGCCGAACGGCGCGCGCTCTTCCTGTAGGGCGTATCGGATCGTCACGTCCGACCACCCGATGAACTTCGCCGCCAGCTCCACCGGCACGTTGTTATAGCGCAGGATGTCGCCCTCGCTCGGCACGTCCGCCGTCACTCGTCTTGGCATGGTGTTCTCCTTTCACTCGACTAATCTGATGTGATACTCGATCCTCGAGCCGCCATGCCTGACCCGCTGGCGGCTCATTTTTTTAATGGCTTGTCGCAGCGCCTCAAAGGCTTCCTCGCTGCGCACCGTCGCCTCGATCTCCGGCGTTGCCCCGTGGTAAACATCCCACGTCGTCGCCATCTTCAAAACCTGCATCTGTGTTACTCCTTTCATATTCCAGACGAAGCACCGTTTCAGGGTTTGTGAAATTCGCACTCAGCAATCTAACCAGCCTTTTCAAGGCCGGGTAGCTCTTGCGCCGCTCCCTGATCCTGATTCCGTCCTTTGTCACCACGGTCTCACGTTCTCCGCACCGGATTGTTACATTGTCCCGCTCGATCTGCACATCGGGCGGGATATTTTTATCGCTCATGACCTTCACCTCTCCTTTCCCTCTTGCGCAGCCTGATAGCGCTTGTCGCTTTCGCCGTTCAAATCGATAACCATCCCGTGCTTGCAAATGCGTATTTTATCGATCTCGGCGTTGAGTGGCTCGCCATGCCCGTCAATAGTCAAGGACATCATGTAAATGTCCGATTCGCCGCTGCCGTCCGGGAAGCGCGCCCTGCTGGAATGATCTATGATGTCGATTCTTTCCAAAAGGTCTTTTAGCGTCATGGTCACGCTCCTTTCTTACGCGCTCCTCGATTCATCTTCGAAGAACTTCGTCCATTCGAACCCCAGCACTGCCGCAATTCGCTTTGCAACCTTAACGGAAATGCCCCTTTTTCCTTTTTCGATATTGCAATACGTCGCTTGCGCTATTTCCGCAGCTTCAGCGACGCTGCGCTGGCTAAGACCTCTCTCGTTCCGGATTGCTTCAAGCCATGACATATCATCACCTCCAAGTTAGCTTGTAGCTAACTTATAGCATAGCTTTATGCTAATGTCAATAGCTTGAGGCTAAAAAAATAGCCTTGCGTTATGATAGCTAATAGCTATACAATAACGCAAGGTGGTGATTCAAATGACAAATTGTCCAAACAATATTTTAGAGGCGAGGAAAGCCTCGCAAAAAAGTCAAAAGGAAGTTGCAATTACTCTGAATGTTTCTGCGCCTACCGTTTCCGACTGGGAACGTGAAAAGAAATATCCAACGGCGGAAAACCTAAAGCAGTTGGCCGATCTCTTTTCTGTTTCAACTGACTATCTGCTAAGGCGCACTAACATTCCTTCTTTCCATTCGAAAATATCAGGAGTTTGGGATGGCGCATTTATAAAAAGGCTTCGCCTTGAGCGTGGTGAAACCCTGAGCTACGTCGCGCAGAGTATCGGCGTTTCTCCGGCAATCTATGAGAAGTACGAAGAATCCTCTCTCGATCCTACGGTTGCGGATCTGTGCCGCATGGCGGATCATTTCTGTGCCGAAACTGATACCCTTCTTAATCGCACGTTCTATATCGAAACGGATGACGGCCATGTAGTGCCTGGGTGCTTCCAAGTAAATAAGAATGAGCAACATCTGATAGAGATGTTGCGTCAGTTGAATCCTGACGGGCAACGCTACATTTTGCAGCAAGCGGAATTTGCTAATTCTCGGGAAGAATACCGTCTATCTCCCGCCCCTACCGCAAAGTCGGGCGCGTGATTCACGTCGACTTCCGCGGAAAAGATTAAAGTCCCGCCACCAGTAAAAATTCCCAGCAAAGGAGGTGCTGCTATATGAAACGTGCAAACGGCAGCGGCTCGGTCGTCAAGCTATCCGGCAATCGCCGCCGCCCCTATATGGTCCGCGTCTCCGCGCGCGATGAATACGGACACATTGTCCAGCGCGCCCTCTCTTATCACGAAAAAGCCGCCGACGCCCAGGCCGCGCTCGACGAGTACAACCGCAACCGCCTCGAAGGCAAGGCCCCCACCGCCGACCGCATGAACGCCACCTTGCAGCAGGTCTATGACGGCTGGAAAAGCCGCACTTTCCGAAAATCCGGCTCTTCCAGCGTCACCTCTCACAAGGCCGCATGGAATCAATGCGTCAAGCAATACGCAGACCGGAAAATTCGCTCCATCACCCTGGATGACTGGCAGCAGCTTATCGACGAGCGCGAGGCGGCCGGTCGCTCGCAAAGCACGATCAATAACGTCTCTATTCTCATCAAAGCGCTGTGTTCCTACGCGATGGAGCGCGACATCCTTGGCAAGGACTATTCGCGGTATCTCGATGTGCCGTCTGTCGACCCCAAGAAGCCGCGCGGCGCTCTGACCGATATTCAGCTCAAGAATCTGGAAAAGCTCGCTGCCGCTGGCGAACCCTGGGCGGACACCGCCCTGATCCTCTGCTATACCGGCTTCCGCATTACCGAGTTTTTGACGCTTACCCGCTTTTCTTTCCACCCCGAGGACGGCGGTTATTTACAGGGCGGCATAAAAAGTGACGCCGGGCGAAACCGTATCGTTCCTATCCACCCGAAGATCCGCCCGTATGTCGACCGCTGGCTTGCCCGCAACGGCGACACGATTTTTTGTGACGATGATGGTGCTCATCTCCCCGCAGCTCGCTACCGTGAGTATTTCGCCGTGATTATGGCAAAGATCGACGCCCCGCAGGCGACGCCCCACTGGTGCCGCCACACGTTCTCGACCAACCTGCACGCCGCAGGCGTCGACGAGATCACCATCAAGTGGCTCATGGGCCACTCCACCCGCAGCGATATCACGGCTCATTACACGCATGAGACGATCGCCGTCCTGCGCGCCGCCGTCCGCAAAGTGGCCTGATATTCACCCTCTATTCGCCCGTGACTGAATGCACAATTATATCCCGTTAGTAACGCGTTAGTAGCAAATTAGTAACAAGAAAACCGCGAAAGCCCCGATTTTTCAAGGCTTTCGCGGTTTTCGTCCTTGCTTCTTAGATAAACGTTACATCAAATACTGCAAATGTGCCAGCTTCACGTTTTGCTGTTTGACCATACGATACTTTTGTCGTCCATTCATACACCTCCTTGCACATTGAAAGGGTCCTTCACTTATCTACTCAGGAAAAATTGAAAAAGGTTGCATATTGGGCACAATTCAATCATGAACCTCGTTCAAATTTGCGGGTTTAACTTGAAACATAATAAGCCATAAGACGACTCTTCGCAACCTATAATATAATAAAGTAGCGAGATAACCAGCGCTGCCTCCGTTATTTGCGGGGTTTCCGGGGGAGCGCGTTAGCGGCAAGCACGGCAACTGCTTTCCAATAAATCGGTTGTTTATTAACCCGAGCAGACGCAGATGTTGGGGTAGAACAAGGATCACTGTTCATAGAAACTCAGTAGCGTAAAGAAGGGGGCCACAGCACCACATAGCCCCTGCCGCCTGTGGCGGCGTTGGCGCAAGCATCGCATTTTGATGTCAAAATACTGCTTGCTGGGGAAATTCCCAGTCCCCCATGCCGCCTGCGGGCGGAAACTTTTCGGCAGCATTGCCGGAAGGTGAATGTAAAAATCGGGTTCGGCAATATGGCCGAACCCGATCACAGTGGACTGCTCTAAAGCGCTTCAGACAACATTGTCAAAAGCGGTAGACGCCGAAAATGGGTTTGACAATGTTGTCAAACCCATTCTTAAAAAACTATACCGCTCATTCTAAAGCATTTCTCCACGTGCAAACCTTACTTACCAAATCATCTCCCGCACTACACGAACCAGCGTCACCACCCATGACAGCGCCGCAAGACCCACCAGCACAAGGAAAATGCCGTCCGCCAGAGCGGTATGGGTCAGATACCACGGGCGGAATACCGTGATGACCAGCGCCCCGTACAGCAGCGGTACGGACAGCCGCAGTGTCTGCGCCAGATAGATGATCCCTACCAGCAACGCCAGCCCCAATGATAAAACAGCAACCATCATGTTCCACGCCTCCTTCTTCGATTTGCGGTATGTTACCATCGGCAGACAGACTTTACAAGGGTCTGTCTGCCGATTTTTTTCACCTTGGGTGTCAATAAGACACCCTTGACTGGACGGACAGGGTGTTTATTGCACACCCTTGACCTTAAATCTTTTGCAGGAATTTTTGATTCCGCGGTATTCACCACGCTGTTTTTTCGGGAGGGGTAGTGAGGGGGTATCTGAAAAAACAGAAAACCGCTTTCGGCAACATTGCCGGAAGCGGTCTGGAGGTAGCTTATGAGCAAACAGACACATCGGACCTGCGTCCGCATGAGTGTTGAAGAATACAGCCGGCTCATGGAACGAAGCAAGGCGGCAGGGCTGCCCGCCAACGCATGGCTCATGGAGCAGCTCACCGACAATCGTCCCATCATCAGTCGAAACGGCGTCATGCCGGACTTTCTTCGCCTGCTCAATCAGAAGGGGCGGGAAATCAACACCGTGGCTCGTGCCTTCAATAGCGGATATGGCACGGCAGAGGGGCTCCGGCAAGCGCTCGACTGTTTGAAGGACATTGCCCAGGCAGCATACGAGATCAGGAAGGAGGGATTCACCCGTGCGCCGTAAGCGCAGAAAGTCGCGTCCCAGAGGGAAGCTGCGGGACAACAGCAAAAATATCTCCGTCCGGATGACAGAGGAACAATTCCAAAGGCTGGAACGATATCGGGAACTGGCCCGTCTGCCGGTCACCACCTACTTCCGCAAGCTCATTGCGGAGAGCGAGATCATGGAAAGACCCAGCCGGATTAGGTTTCGGCTCTACGAGGAAGTCAACAAGATCGGCTCCAATATCCGCCAAATTTTGCGGAATCCCCGCGCAAAGGAACTGGACCGGGAGGCGGCGGACAGAATCCGTTTCCTGCTGGAACACATTCTCGAACAGGCCTACCACATAAACGCACACCATGATCTGAACCACAAGGACGGGCAGTAAACACCCGCCCGTTCGCCCCGTGCCGCCCTGTGCGGCGTTCTTCCGCAATGGGCAGCGTCCCTGCCCGTCCCCTCGGCAGAGGCCTCCACAGGCGGCGTGTGGGCAAACTCAGTAAACAATCGAAAAAGGGGAGCCTATGGAGCAAAAAGCCAATATCACCATCGACAATCATCATATCACCGTGGAGCGGATGCAGACAGCCTGCGGGCGGGAGATTCGAGTCCTCTCCGTGTTTCCCCGGCATGGCAGCGAAACCGTGGAGGACAAGCTGAAAGCCCTGGCAGAACTGGACTTTCAGCAGGGAAAGCTGTGTGCGTAAAGTGCTGGACAATTCAAACCGTTCGGGGTATTGTGGTGTCGCAATGCTCT